CTGTAAAAAGAGCTTCTGTAGAGGGCTTCCTCTCCATCCAGTCTCCTGAATGAAGAGCAAACACCCATCTCCGCACTAGGGGGGATCGTCCTTGCATCAACATCAAATGAGCATAGTCTTTAGAGAGGGGATCTGCTCCTCCTTTGTACAGGAAGCTAGTGATGGTTGCTGTCTCCAATCCTCCAAGACTACTTGGGAACACCAGCAGAGCCCATATCATGTTGAAGTCCATTTCCGATATGGTGCGGTTAGTGACTATTGATGTCTCAACAGGTCGCGTGATTTTGAGTGATGAGAAGTAAAGGGCTGCATGGAAGCAATACAAGAAGTATCCTAGAGTAGGGAGCTTCAAACTTTCTGCCCCAGCCTGTGCTTGACTAGAGAGAGCCCCTACCGATGCAGAGACACTTGGGAAATCAGCACTGCTATGCGGCATCATTCTGCTATAGGCTTTGCATGATGTGAAGTACTCAACCCCATCAACGTAAACATTCTTGCTGTATGTGATGACTGAGGTCGACGACAGTGTCTCATCTGTTTTGACAAGTTGACCAACTCTTGAACAACTCTCCTGGATTGAGGCCTTGATGTCTGCCGTTAATGATCTGACAAAGTCATCAGGATCACATGAATCTGGGACCTTCACAAAAGCCATGACCGTCTGGTTGTCAGCCTGTCCTATTTGATAATACCTGAGGCCGAATGACCTTAGGGCTATGTCCATCATTGGATACGTGCACAGTGTCCAACCCTTTTGGAACAGCCCCTCAATTCCTACTTCATGGTTGAACCACATCAAAGAGCTTTCAGGGCAATGGGCTGAGGTCTCTGCGGAGGTAGCGAGATCCACATGGGGTGGTTCACATTCGCTCGTTCTCACTAACATGACACACTTACGGAAGAAGTGATGGATCACCGTGAATGCTCCAGGAAGCCCAAACATGTCCTCTAGAGTATATCCGATAGGATCAACCACTTCCGGGTGCCAGTGGAGATTCCATCGAGTGAGATCAACTTCTAGGAATAGTCGTATGTACTCTGACAGCCCTGTGGGCTGAGTCACTTCGTGGAATAGCTCAAGAATCTCCAACCGACCTAAAGTCATTGTCTGAGGAGGGATGTGAGGGAATACGTGCTCCGCCAAATTAGCTTCAGTCACCGTGAAATAGGCACGCATTTCATACACCATCATCCCAAACATTCGCGCTGCTTCTTTGAACTCCCTTTCTTTAGGATACAAAGACACTATGAGCCAGTCAAAGGGGATGTTACC